GTGCGAGATGCGGGTGAATCGAACGACGGCGCTCAGCGGGCTAACGATCAAGTGGAGCTACCGTCTCCCGCCAAAAATCATGAATAAGACACAAGACCCCGCCGGGAGCCGGTTAGCTCCCACGACTGGTTCTGCGCTCTTGGAAGTGTGCGCCGAAGTGGACCGCGCAACCGCCAAGTTCCCGACATGGCCGACCGACGCCCTGCACGCTGTCGGCGTCGTGGCCGAAGAAATGGGAGAACTGCAAAAGGAGGTCATGCAACTGACCTACGAGCCGCATAAATCGACGCCGGAAACAGTTCGGAAAGAAGCCGTGCAACTCGCGGCGATGTCGCTGCGCTTCTTGATGAGCCTTGACCGATACGAATACGCGCCGCGTCCGCAGCATTCGCAGAACAAGGATTAGGCGATTCCTGTTCGTATAATATGCCACGCACCCCGAAGATAGTTGAGCGCAAACTAGGCCGCGAACGTGCAGACGGGCTTTGCCATTCTGACGGCTTGATTGAGATTGACGAGCGGCTAAAAGGCAAAGCGAGGCTCGACACGCTGATTCATGAGCTAGTCCACAGCTTTGACGGTTCACTTACGGAAGAATACGTTACGAAGCTGGCGACTTACGTTGCCGATAACCTTTATCGCAATCGCGTCAGGGTAATTGAATCGGATTAGTTTTGACAAGGCGGCGTCAAAAAGATGCCGCTTTCAAACGCTGATTTCACACAGTTTCTCATCGACGAGATTGACGATGGGAACGAGTCATTTGTCACCGACTTATTGACGGCGGCAAAGGCGAAGATTGTTGCGGGCGGTGGAGTGATTGATTCGATGACAAGCGGGAGCCGAAACGGGAAAAGCTACACCATGCAAATCGGCATGGACGCTGCGACTGTCGCCAAATGTTGCCGTGATGCGTTACGCACGATGGACGCAGCCGACGGCAATCCGATGTTCACAGTTGCGAGCTTCACAAATGTTTTACCATGAAGCCTAAAAAACAGCCGAAAAAACTAGGGGCAGGCTCGACGAGCTACCGTGAAACAGTTGATTCGTCTATTGACCGCGCAAACGTTCAATTTCTCATTCCGCAGGACTCGCGGCTTTACCTCAGCGCATACACTCGCAAGCGGATTGTTGAGAAAGTAGAGTGGTGCCGTCAAAACTTTGGAATTGTGCAGGAGTGGGGCCGTGGAATCGCTCGCCACACCGTAGGGCGTGGAATATTCGCGAGTTTCAACACGGAAAATGCCGATTGGAACAAGGCGGCGAACCTTGCGCTTGAGAATTACTGCATGACACCGACGCAATGCGACGTTACCGGACGCCGCAACGCATACGAAATGCAAGCGCACATCGCGGAGCAGCTTGCAATCATTGGAGAGGCTTTCGTCCTTCATTCTGAAAATCCCGACTTTCCTTCTCCGCGTTCTGGAGTTGACGATTGCCCGGCATTTTATGCGATAGAACCAAACGACATTGCCACGCCGCCGCAGCAAAACGGAAAAGCAACGGAAGGCATCCACGACGGCATCGAACTCGGCGACTTTGGCCGCGCACGTTACTACCACGTCAGGCTGGCAAGCACAGAGTTTCAAGCCTACGACGCACGGGATGTTTCTCACATCTTCCACGCGCAGGGCACAAATCAAAGCCGTGGGATTTCACCACTTGCGCCTGGAGTAAACAATCTAGTTGACATTCACGAGCTAAAGCGTCTCGAAACCAAGACCGCTAAAACGCAGCGGCTTGTTTCGCTTATCATCAAGGGAACAAAGGCAGCAAAGGGACGCGGAGCAATGGCGGCACTTGCGGCACCAGTTGAGGGAGTTGACCAAGTGGACACGCAAGCCGTGGAAAACCTTTACCAAGGCGCAGGCGCAGCGATTGCCCGCATGGGTGACGATGGGAAGGTTGAGTTGATTACGGGCAATACGCCCTCGCCATTGGTGAACGAATACGTGACCGACCTTTTGCTACGTGACGCAGCGGCAGGAACCGGCATTCCAGTTGAGTTTTTCTGGAGTCGCGACAAGCTTGGCGGCGCAAACGCTCGCGGAATTTTTGCACAAGCTGACGCGGCTTTCTCGCTGCTTGCGGACAAAGTGATATACGGATGGTTTGAGCGGTTCATTATTCGTTTTATAGAATGGCGCGTTGCCTCGGGCTTACTCTCGGAACCGCCTGTAAATTGGCGCGACTGCATCAGCTACCGCAGGCCGCGACGTGTAACGCTCGACAACGGGCGAGACTCAAAAGCACGGATTGAAGAACTCAATCACGGGCTGGCGACAATGCGCCTAATCTACGACGAGCAAGGCGAAGATTACTATCCGCATATCCGCCAATGGATTCGCGAGTTTCGCGAGTTTGAAAATGAAGCAATTTTGCAAGGTTACACGCCAAAAGAGGCGAAGCAGCATGCGAACCGCTGGCGACCGCTCCCTCCCGGAAGCGCGATGAGCGCAACGCAGCAAAAAGGAGCGATGCCCGCGGAGCCGATTGAAGCGGAAGATTCACCGGAAGACGCAACCGAAGATTCGACAGAATCCGATAACAATAACGCACAAAATGATTCCAATTCCTGAGACAATCTTGACGCAACCGCTGGCCATGCTGCCAACGGCAATTCCGGCATTCATTCAGCGATTCGCAAACCTTCGCGCCCGTTGCGAGGCGATGCCGGAAAACCTGAGCATTGGAGACTTCGTGAATCAACGGCGTGATTACAACGTAACCGACGGGATTGCTACGATTCACATCAACGATGTTCTCGCGCAGAACACGACTGGAAGCGACCGAAAGCTCGGCATGACCGATTACGAACAAGTCACAAACGAACTCGACAAAGCGATGAGCGACCCGAACGTCCGCGCAGTTGTGCTAGACATTAGCTCTCCGGGCGGTTCTGCAATCGGCGCACCAGAAGCAGCGCAAGCTGTTCGTGACGGACGGCAGACGAAGCCAGTTGTCGCATACATTGGAGAAATCGGCGCATCGGCAGCGTATTACCTGGCGGCAGGTGCATCGGCAATTGTAGCTCAGGCAAGCGGAATGGTTGGAAGCATCGGCACAAGAATTGAGTTTCTAGACTTTGGAAACGCACTCGCGGCAATGGGAATCACGCCACACATTTTCACGCCCGCAGCTAGTGATTTGAAAGCAGCCGGAACGCCTATGCGAGCACCTACCGCAGCGGAAACAAATTGGTTTCAGTCGCACATCGAAAGTATCAACGCTGCATTTACCGGATTCGTAAAAACGAACCGGAAGAAAGTCGGAATGGATTCGATGCGCGGCCAAGTATTCACAGGAGAGCAAGCGTTGCAAAACGGGCTTGTGGATTTCACCGGAAACATGACAACGGCCCGCAAGTTAGCAACTCAACTGGCGGACTATTTGACAACGCGCAAAAACAAATGAGCATTGAAGAAATCACGCAGGAACTCGAAACCGCAAACGCATCGCTTTCGACTGTGACCGCTGAGCTTGAGGCGGCAAAAGCTATTATTGCCGCGCAGAAAACCGAACTCGAAACAGCGCAGAATGCAGCAAAAGACACGCTTGCAAATCTCGAAACCGCGAACGCCGAAAACACGGAGCTTTCCGCAAAGCTCGAAACGCTCACCGCTGAAAACGAGTCTCTGACAAAAGAGCGCGACGAAGCTAAGATTGAAGCGGCAAAGGCGCGTGAACAAGGCGCACGCTACGGAGCTAAGGCGCCGGCAGGCGGCACCGCATCAAACGGCCAGAAGGAATTTACAACCTCGGCACAGATTAAAGAGCATTACGCTACGCTCACCGGAGAGGAGCGATTCGCATTTTTCCAAAAGAACAAGAAAACTTTGCTCTCGTAACAGGGACGCAGAACCAAAAACAACAACACACACACAATAAAACATCATGGCTAACACACTCTCAGCCGACCTCGTAGTGGATGTAGTACGCGACCGGGTTCTCACAGTCCTCGGAAGCAAACTTGCATTCTTGTCCGCATACTCAACCGATTTCACCGCCGACACAATCGCGCCGAAGTCCGTTGTCCAAGTCGCCAAAGCAACCGCCGGAGCGACCGCACAAACCGATCCAAGCAACTATGAATCCGGCGACACTACGTTGTCGAATATCGCAGTTACGCCTTCCGAATTGTCCGTCTCGTTTCACCTGACGAGCGCACAACTTCAGCAGGGCTTCCGGCTTCAGAAGCTCATCGACATCAACCTCCGGCAGCTTGCTTACAAAATCGCGGATACAGCCTTGGCCCCAGTAACAGGCGCAGCCGCGCTCACCGTAGCAGCCGCCGATTTCGGCACTGACGACCTCGTGACGCTCTACGCCGCCGGAAAAGATCTGGACATGAAGCACCTCGTCCTCGACGGCAGCTATGTTGCACGCATCCTTCCG